ACTGGTTCAAAACCGCTGCGGTGAAAACGAGTGCAAGCAAAGAAGATCTATATATTTATAGAATTTCGATGTTATCACAAACGCGAGGGTGTGGAACACCCCCTCCGATTGTCAGTCTACAATCAAAAGAAAAATTTCTTCGGGTTGTACAGATTCCAGCAAACCCGCTTAGTAAGACTAAACGGCAAATGCTTATAAAAGCGGTAATGGAAATCATTGATGAAATTCCAGAAAACGCAACAACTGGACTGTCGACAAAAGCGAGAGTTACAGTTGCAGCCTCGGCCTCTTGGGAACATACCCGAAGAGACGGAGGCACTATCGAGTCCATACGACAAATCGTATGTGCTGGACAGTTTCAACCTGTCCCGGTTCTAGATTTAGAAACGGGTGAGGTTTCCTCTTACATAACTCTGAAGACAGAGGGTGTAACAGAAGGAGAATACATTTTCTGGGCTTGCCTAGAACATGTACTCGCTACAGAACCAGATGAGTTAAGAAAACTCTATCTCGCGGTTGCTGATGAACCTGGTAAGAGCAGAGCAATTACCAAGGGCATGGCTTGCCTCAAGATCGTATTAGATGTTGTAAGCAAGATCGCTTCTTGGCCTTTAAAGAAAGGATTAGAATCGAGTAAGTCAGGCATGTCGAAATCGAACCATGCCTGGAACTTTCATAAAACATTATACTCTGACGAGTGCGATGATTTATTGTTCAAAGTCGACCCTGAAAGCTCGACAAGAACGGAATATGACTCGTATATTGATATAGACGAAACATATTTTGACTTTTTCATAAGCTCAACAGATTATGAAACGGCCACTGACTATATGGAACACGAAGTGGGACACATAGTCAGTAATCCATGGTTACGCAAATGCGGTATCCCTAGATTATTACGCGGTATTGTGGCAAACATTTGCTTCAAACCGCGGAAAGTATACTTCAAAGCAGAAGGCTGTTTTAAAGATATAGGTGAAAGCGACCCAGACGGAAGTCGGTTCGTTATCACTAGTAGAGCGGTTCTCATGGGAGACCCGGTCACTAAAGTCACCCTCCAGCTATTAAATGCTGCAGTGCGACGCATGGGCGTCGGGATACAAGATCCGGCGTTCATGCAATGTTTCCAAAACTCACAAGAGGCTGTGGAAACATTTCGGAAAGAATTATGTAGGACATAATGCTATCCGACATGCTATGAAACCTTGTAAGGTCGCATAGAATGAACATTTCGGGGCCCTAAGG